CCATGTCGATGCCTGCAGCGTCGCCTCGAGCTGGCAGCCGGATGTGATGGGTGATTGGCGGCGTCCACAGCATCGGCCCGAAGGTGGCCTCGGGAAAAAGCTCAAGCCAGGTCTTGATCGTGGTGGTCTTCAGCATGGGGTATGAGTTCCGCACCACGGCCCAGCGCGAATACCGGACGTTATCGATCGGGGAGGGCTTTTGCTTGATCGACTTCAAGAAGATCTTGGCAGCGCAGGCATACGATTTCCCCGACCCCACCGGCCCCATTAGGCCTTGTACAAAGGCATTTGACCGGATGAAGTCGTACACCACCGGGCTCTCGGAGAAGTCTAGGTGCAGACCCGCCGAGCTCACTGCCTTGTCGCTTTGTTCTTTCGTTCTTGCCACGTTTCCTCCAGAGGCTCATTTAAGCGGTAGGTTGCGCACTGGAGCTGGCTGCCCAACGGCGTTTAATTGGCGTTCAAATTTAGTGGCATCCAAAACAAGATTTTCAACCACACCTCGATTGCTGATGTAATTGATGTGCAGCTCATTTCGTATCTTCATCCAACAACCATATTCGGTTGTTCCTTTCGGATTTAGTATGTATATGCGTTCTAAGCCAGCGCAGATAAATGGCTTTTCGTTAGACAGCACAAAATCTAAGCCACGCTCATCACGCCAGGTGCGGTAAGCGTCTTGAGCGGTTTTGCTTTCGTCCAAACGCACCCCGGCACTAGCCGAACCAGCGACCAGGCAAAGCAGCAAAAAGAGTTTTTTCATTGTTCCCCCGTTGGTGGTGCGACTACGTTCACATCGATCACTGACGGCTTGTCGTTCTCGTCAGGGTTGTCCAATAAGCCAGACGCCTTGGCCAACAGCCGCAAAACACCAACCTTATCGTAGAGTTCAATGTCGAGGAAACTGTTGCCATCTTTGTCAGTCCGCACAGAGACCTTCTTAATCGCCTGCAGTGCATGCTCTGGGATCTGGTGCGCAGCCTTGACCTTGACGTTGCCGTCCTCATCCCAGGTCATGATGTCGGTGATCTTGGTGTTGGCCATGCAGAGCAGGGCATAGCTGACAGCCTCCCGGTTCTGAATAAGCGTGTTAGACCGCTCCAGACGCCGCTGGACAGACCGCACCCCGCCCCAGTTGGTCAGGGGAGGGATCACCGAGGATTGTTTCTTGCCGGCCATCAGAAGGGGATCTCATCGCCAGCAGGCTGCGGCTGGTAGCCGTTGCCCTTAGCCTGGTTGTGCGAAGTCAACGGCGGAGAAGCAATCGCCTTCTCCTTGCCGATCTTCACCTTAAAGAACTCATCACCAGCCTGCGTCTTCGCACGGGTCACATCCAGCCAGTACAGCTTGCCATCAGCCAACAGGATGTCGCCCTTGAAGTCAGCGTGCCAATCCTGTGTCTTGTCCTTGTTGATGAACGCACTGCCATTACCAGGTTTGTGTTCATATGCCATCACATACTCCTTGTTGAAAAAGTAACTAAACCCCTGTAAGGCAAAAGGGGGGAAAAATTGAGGGAGGCCCCCGCCAACGCACCGTGTGGGGGAGGGGGCAAAGGGTGCCTTTCTGACAACAGACTGCCCACCGCCAGCTTTCCGAATCGACCTGCAGCCAGTGCGCCCTGGTGCCGGCTTGAGCAGGACACGTCAGCGCACCCCCTGCCTGCTGGACACGTCCAACACGCAGACGAACGTATGGGTTTTGTACAGACCGCACAGAACGCGCTACAAGGCGTTTGTCTGCCGTACCCATGTCTGCCTATCACCCGACCCATGATCGCGCCTTGTGGGTACCTTCTGACGCGTTTAAACGGCATGCGTGTTGATCAGGTTGTCCGCATGCAGCACCAAGATGGCCTCGACCAGTGCTTCGTTGGTCGGCATAGCAACATTCTCAGCTTGGCAACGCGCTTGCAATTGCGACAAGGTTGACCTTAGTTCTAATTCGGTTAGATCTACTAAGTACTTCTTTAACTCTTTATCTAAACCTTTTATGTATATATCTATAAGTACTCGTTCTTTCTCGTTTGGGTCAACCTCAGTAGGTTGACTATTAGGTTGACTATGAGAGCCCTCTACATTGTCAACCTCTAGGGGTTGACTATGCTTCTCTCTTCTTGCCTTGGCTGCGGCTATTTCTTTCTTCATCTTGGCAACGGTTACGGTGTCTCCTGACTTGGGCATGACGTACTCCTTTGGTGGTTGGGTCATTGGTTTGACAACACCCTTGATCATGTCTTGGATGCGCTTCAGTCCTTCGGGATCGATGGTGTTATCTGCTTGCATTTGTTGCTTCTCCTTGATGTAAGGTGGCCTGGTGTCCTCGATGCTGCTGGTGACTGCGATCGCTGTCTCGGCATCGATGCTTTCATCAAAGATGACGCGCATGGTCTGGTTGCCGTGGCCCTTCCAGCCTTTGCGCATGACCTCGATGTAGCCAAGCTCGACCAGGTGCTTAAACTGCTTGCTGACTGCCTGCTTTGAGATACCCAGGTCTGACGCCAGCTTTGCGCCTCCGACCCAAGTGATCCCAGCTCTGTTGGTGTAGCTGCAAATCGCCATCAGCAGGCGCAGACCGGCTTCGTGGAGTTTCCTGTCGGTCACCGCTCGTATCGGCACGATGCAGGCACGGCGCTGATCCGGCGCTGGCTCCTTCTCCCTGACCTTGGGCTTCTTTGGCAGCTTGAACTCCACGATGTTGTCGGGCAGGGCGCTCACTGTTCATCATCCGTCAGCAGTGAGACCCAAAGCGCAATCGCAATCACCAGCACCGCGGCACCAGCACCAAACAGAAACATGGCTGCAAACATGTACGTCATAGCAGCCCCTTGATGCGCTTGACCGACCAGCCCAGCGCGTCGTGCATCTCGAGGATGCGGTTAGGCGTGATCGGTGCATGACCATGCCGCACCTTGCTCACATACCCTTGCGGCCAGCGCATCATCCGGCTGATAGTTGCGTCATCCTTGGCCGGCAGCGCCTCCATTAGCGCGTCCAACAGCTTGTGCTTAACTCTTGGCTTTTCCACTTGTGTACCTCCTCACCATCTCGTTGCGCAGCTTCGTGCGCTCTTCTGAACCGCGCTGCTGCTCGACACCGTTCAGGTAGTCCAGCTTGCTAATGCGCGGCTTCCTAGCTTTGTCAGGTAGCTTCAGAGCCCACCTCACTTCGCATTCAAATCGCCAGGCCTCGCTGTGCGTGCAGACCTGGTCGCCGTTGATCTCGACTGTCTTCGGTTGCCAATGCTCCCGATTGCATATTGGACAATGCGCATTCACTTAATCCTGCGCACCTTCTTCTCGGCCTCGGCCTTGAGCTCGCGCTGGATGCGGCGAAACTTCTTCGCCAGATCCGTCTTCTCTGCAGGCGTGTACTTCCACTCAGGATTCCACACCGATGGCTGGATCTGCGCCGTCGTCTTGACCTTCTTCTTATCGTTCGCCGGCATCTGTACCAGGCTCGTATTCGTACTCATGACAATCTCTTAGCGACTCACAATCCCAGACACGGCACCAGAGGCCTTCTGCGTGGCCGGCGCTGTGCCTGCAGCTGTAGCACCCCGCTTGGCCATGCACCACTGGCACACCCAGCGCTGCCGCTTGCCTCGTTCGATCTTGACCCATACGCCTCCTTCCACAGTTCGCATCACCTGGCAGCTGGTGCAAAAGCGAGGCGGCCAGTTCATTTCGTTTTCCATAAGCTCAACCCTTTCCCAAACTGGTTTGGCCTCGGCACGCTGCGCATCTGCAGCTGACCCTTCGCCGCCATCTTTCTGCAGACCGAGTACACAGACTCGCGGGTGAGCTCCATGCCTGCAGCTGATACCTCGTCGTACAGATCCTGTGTCGAGAGCTCGCCAGACTGCTGCAGGATCTCGAGGATCAGCAGTCGCAGATCAGTTCGCACCGGCTTGGTCGTCCGACCATTCATGCCGATGTTGATCACCAGCCTGCCGCCTTTCTTAGGGATCAGAGCTCGCTCACCCTGGAGCTGCTTGACGATCCACTCCCAGCTCATTTGAGCTGATCGCGCATCATCGGTATGAAGTCCTCCAGCCGCAGGCAAACACGCCAGGGCTGACCATTCCTGCGGTACGCCAGCACCGGCACCTCGCCTGGCTGGGCGCAGCTCTCGACCTGCTCGCTCCATTTGTCCACCTGTAATCGTTCTTGTCGTTTCACTTCGATGCGGAACTGCTGCACCGTCAGGTCGTCGGCACCGTCGCGGGCTTGGCCCAGGTTGCGCTTGACCACAAAGCCCAAGTGCTCAGAGAGGAGGGCAGCGAGCTCACGCTCACCAGCTGCGCCCTTGGCACGCTTGCCGCGACCGTTCACGCAGGCTCACCCAGCAGGCGCTTTAGACGGGCATCAGCGCCTTCGTAGCGCTTGCCATACGCCTCGACAATGAGCTCCTCGAGGATGCTGGTGCGGCTGCGGCGCTGCTCATCAGCAGCCTGGTCGAGCAGGCGGCGAACCTCGGGCCGCATGCGCATAAGAAACATCTTGTAGTTTTTGTCCATACAAACTCCAAACGGGGCAATTGCGGGAATATATATCCAAAAACTAAAAGATGCCATTGGTGTCAATGAGATAACGAAACACAAAGGCGACGTTTGGATTGTTGACATAGCTCCGAGATATATGCAAAATGCGCTTACTGCATCCCGCAGCACCCTACCGATGGACAGGAGGACAGCATGGCACCCCACAATGGCAAGTTCGTCGCTTACTACCGCGTCAGCACTGACAAGCAGGGCGCATCAGGCCTTGGCTTAGACGCCCAACGCGAGCTGGTCACCACGTTTCTCAATGGCGGTCGCTGGTCGGTGATCGGCGAGTTCACCGAGATCGAATCAGGCACCCGCAAGAAGCTGCATGAGCGTCCAATGCTCAAAGCTGCCCTTGATCTCGCACGCAAGCAGAAAGCCACCCTGGTGGTCGCCAAGCTCGACCGCCTGGCACGCGACGTTCAGTTCATCAGCACGCTGCTCAACAGCCAGATCAAGTTTGTCTGCGCCGACATGCCCGAGGCCGACCGCACCTTCCTGCAAATGATGTCGGTGTTTGCCGAGTACGAAGCAGGGCGCATCAGCGAGCGCACCAAGCAGGCGCTGTCAGCGCTCAAGAAGCAGGGCAAGAAGCTCGGAAGCCCGACACCCAAGGTCGGCAGCGCCGTGGGCGTTGCGTCCATTAAAGCCAAGGCAGACGCCTACGCTGACCGCGTCGGCCCGATCGTGCGCGACATCATTCGCAAGTCAGGCGCTGACACCCTGCGCGACATCGCTTCAGCACTGGCAGCTCGCGGCGTCGAGACCCCTCGCGGCAACACCGATTGGCACGCCAGCCAGGTCAGCAACCTACTGAAGAGGCTCAAATGATG